TAAGGTGCTAGACGAGAACCGCAAGCCAGTAGACTGGTGGCATCAATATCTTGAGTTTAACCAAGCCGTTGCAGAAAACGAATTTTACATTCTGTTTGCCGATGGCTTACTTGTCAAAAAAGGGAAATCTAAATTTAGGACCAGTCAATATGTTAAAGGCGAAAAGTACGTGGACTTTAAGACATTTTACAAGCAAGCAAAACTTGAAAAAGATTGCAGCGATGTTTGGGTTTCTTATGGTGATAATTTGCCTTATTAAATGGTGGTCAGAGTTTCTTAAAATTAACTTATAATGGAAAAATCAAAAATCTTTTTATTCATTTCCTGCGCTTCAATTTCTTTTACCTTGTTTTTAATGCTAATAACTTATTGGTACTTGTTGAAATAATGACGCACAATTTCTTTTCCGTACAGGTTACGGTTGTACTTGAGGAAATTAGAGACCTGCTAATTGCTAAAAATCAAAAGTACGGCAATTCAGCACTGGAACCTCTTTGCGTATTTAGTCAGTTGTCCGCAAAAGAAGGACTACTGGTTAGAATCGATGACAAGCTAAAGCGAATTAAAAACGGAAGCTTGGACAAAGACGATGAGGATGTGGTAAATGACTTGATTGGTTACCTTGTCTTGCTAAAAATTATTGGAAATGAGTCCTGATATCGCAAAATGCCTAGGGACAAATTGTCCCTACAAAGAGACGTGTTACCACTACACATCAAAGCCTAGCGATTGGCAAAGCTATTTCTTAGAACCTCCAATTAAGGACGGAAAATGTGATATGTATTGGGGAGACCTAGCAGAGTCTATTTTTAATCAGCTTAAAGAGATAGTTAAGCCTAATTAAAACAACTTTTTTGCCACTCCTATTTGGTGGACCTTTTGCAGAGGCTGGAATTGGTAGCTAAATAAATACTTGTTATCCAAGTAGGCAACCGATGCGCTAGGCTGGAGCAATGAATTTACACCACCACCCAAGTAAATTCCCTTTGGTTTTTGAATAATTGTCTTTGTTTCTGTGTTCGTAATTGTGTTGGTTACGACTGGCAATTTATAATCGTTTGTAGCGGTCATTTTAAGCACCTCTCCAAGGACTTCTCCGCTAACCTTGGTACTTCCATACTCAAATGGAAAGGTGGTCTCAAATAGGCTAATTTGTGGCTTAAAATCAACAAGGATTGTGTCTCTTACAACCTCGGTTTTTATCTTGGTTTTAGGAATGTAAACTGTCTCCAATTTGTCGACAAACAAAGTGTCTGTTTTTGTCACGGTTTCAAATTTATAAACCGTCTCTTGTTCGTGTCTAGGGTAGACCACAAAGGTTAAGATTACCCCTCCAAGAAAAGCTAAGATTGCGATTTGAATTCTTTGGTCCATTATTTGTCTAAGTCAATATTTTCCTCGTAAAGCAAAGTCCTTAGCTGGTCACGACAAGCTTGGTAAACTTGGTGCTGGTCATCGTTTAGGTCCTCGTATTTAATCTTAGAGCGCAACCATTGGTCAAACTCATTTAAAACGCAATGCATTGCACTTGCATTTACCGCCATATACCATCCATGTTGGTCCTCAGGTAGTTCAAATATTAGCTTGGCTTTCATAACGGAAATTTACAAGAATCGACTAGCAACTCCCAAGTATCACTTTCTTTTGTTCTTATTCGTCTGCCATCTAAATTTAAAATTCTGCCTCCTGTTGGCTTAATTGGAGCGCCTCTTTCAATATGCCAGCCTCCAAATCCGTCTTCGTATTCTTCCTTATAAGCACCAGTAATTGCAAGGTGAATTTGCTTTTGTACTAACTCATGGCAATGTTTTCCTGCATTATATTGTATTGCATCCCTAGCGTCATTTCTGCTGGAGTTTTCGTGGATGTGACCCATTACAAAAACGTCCATATTTTCATACATTTCTAACGCTCTAGTCAAGTTAATGGCTCCCTTAGTTACGACTCCACCTCCACCGCTTCCATGAAAGTATTTAACCATCTTGGTCATAAAAGTGTTGGTTTCAACTTGCTTTTTAACAACAAGCCAACCGCCATATCCGCCAGTATGCACGCTGGTTTTATTTGTGTAGTTTAACAAGTCGACAAACCTTTGCAATGGGTCGGTTTCTAAATTCTTAATAATTGCCGTCTCGTGATTGCCGTAACCAATAACGGTTAAAAGACTAGCATAAGGAGACCACCAATCAACTGCATCCTCAATTACTGCGTCAATATAATTTGACTTGTTGTGTTCAGGTAGTACGTCCTTTTTGCTTCGTCTTGGGTCGTACTTTCCCTGCATTAAACAAAAAAAATCCCCGTTAATAAAAACAGGAATTTCTTGCTCTTTACAATAGTCTAAATGGCGCTTTAGTTTTTCTCGGTCACATTTAGGATTGTCCCAGTGGATATCCGATAACAAAGCAATTTTGGACTCTTTTTGGTCAAGGCTAATTTGGTGCAAATTCCTTGAGATTTTTTTTATTTCCATTAAGGAATAGTTTGGTATACTGTTTTTCCTCCAACCCTTACGGCTTTCAGCTTTTCTTTTCTGTTGCCTGTCTTTGCATAGCTTACGTGTACCCAATCAGGATTGGCATCTGTGCCAAATTCCCAAATAAGCTGGTCAAAGTCTAAGCGAGAAACAATAAAGTCAAAAACCATTTTATTAGTTACTCCGCCCTTACTGCCATCCATGTCGATGTCGATGGCTTGACCTTTGCAATGTTGAGAGGATGAGCTACCACCAATAAAATCGTTTAAGGCTTTGCTTCGGTAACCTGAAGAAATAAATATTGGAGTTTTAAAGTGCAAACGGATTGGCTCAAATACTTTCTCAGCTAGTAGCTTAAAGTTTTCCAAATGCTCAGCAGTAGGAGTGTTGTCAATGCCGTGACGCTTTGCAGAATCGGAACGAGTTACCTCTGCCAAATTTAAGTGCGTGCTAATTTTCATTGTTTAGTTTTTTAGTGAGTCAAGACCAACCGAATCAATAGTGACTTTCTTTTTACCCCAAAAGTTCTTCTCTTCCTTGATGAAAATTGTATCTCTAATATAGACAATTGTCTTTTCAGCTTTAGCCAACTCAACCGCTTTCTTAGCTACAACAACCTCTGTCTTTAGCGTTTCAATCTTCTTGTCTACCTTCTCTACCATTTTGGTAAACTGCTTGTCTGACTTTGGTAGTGTTATAGTAGCTTGCTTGAATAGGCTATCACTTTTGACAAATAAGCTATCAGTTACTTGCTCTTCGATTACCTCTTGTTCTTTACTGCAAGAAGCTAAAACCAGCAAGGATAAAATAATAAGATATTTCATTGTTATTTGATTTTACCTAGCTCCTGCAAGGTTGTCAATTTAGCAAGTGATGCAGAAAGCAAAGAATCCGAACGCTTCAAATTCATAGTTGCGTTGTCAATCTTCAATTCCAATGCATCGATTTTCAAGCCTTGCTTTTCGATTTGGCTTGTATAGTTAATTTTGCCATCAATGTACAAGTAACCGATTGCAATGATTACTAGGAATAGCATTCCTTTTACTGGCTCTTTTGCAAATTCGGCAAAGCTAATTGGCAATGGGTTTGCTTTGATTTCTTTTTTCTCTTCAGTCATTTTCTTCTTTTTTATTTGGGTTCTTAAATATCTTTTCGGCTGCACTAATTCCCAAGGCAGCAGCAGACAAAGCGGCTACGGAATAAACCAATGCTTCGGAAGGCTCATTAACTGAATCGTGATTTGCATATAAGGTGTAGCATAATGCAACCGCACTAAACACACCAACAAATCGTTTGCTGGATGCTTGCCCGTTTTCGGATAGAAATCCGCTAGACCATTCGAAAAACTTTTTCATCTTCCTTGTCCCCTGTATTTACTTACCTTTTTTCCTTTAGGCGTGTTTAAATTCTTTGCTTTGCCCTCTCGCTTCTTTCCAAATGCAGATGGCTTGCTATTAGCATTACTTCCCTTCTTCATCTTTTCTTTTTTCGTAAACTGACTTCTCGTTTTTGATTTTGAAAATTAAGTACACGATTGAAAGCAAAGAAATAATCATTGTCAAAACGACATTTAAAAAGTCAATGCCAATCGCTTGGAAAACATTTGCCAAGAAAGCCACTAGGGTGGATGGCACTCCTATTTCGTCTTTTTGCAATAAATTCATTTAGTTAATTGCTAATCGTTTATCAAAAGTAAGGCATTTTAAAGGAAATAAAAAAGCGCTATTTCTAGCGCTCTTAATTGTTACCTATGCTTTACCATTACTTTTACTTTAAAGCCTCGTATAGAGGTCCTAAAACAAGCACAGTGAAGCCTTTAGACTTGACCTTGTCCTTGATTAGTTCAGCATCTGATTTGCTTAGGTCAATCTCGCCATCAGAGTAGTAGACTTTCTTTGCCAACTCGTAAAGACGAATCGGGTCTTCTTTCTCTTCAGCAGCAAACAAAGCGTTACCTACCATTTTAGAAAGTAGCATTTCCTCGCCTTTCTCATTTTGAATCTTGTTGCCCTCAATGTCAGTTAGGGCGATTGCTAGATTTACGTTCATAGTGTTTAATTTTTCTGCAATTTATAAGATTAATTTTAAACTGATGTTACCGTTTCCCAAGTTGCACCTGTAAAAACAGATAATTTGTTCAATGTATTGTCATAAACAACAAGTCCCGTTGCAGGCGAAGCAATCGCATTTTTTTGCGTTGTGGTCATCCTTGGAGGCAGAAAGCCTTTTGTTGTGGAGTCTACAGTAAGAATTGAAGATGCTATATTAGTCGTAGTGTTTATTCCGATGTTTCCGTTGCTAAAAATCTGTAAACGATTAGAGCCAGCAGTATATAAAGCCAAATTTACAACTCCATTAACAAAAGCTAAATTTGTATCCCAACTAAGAATACCTCTGTTATTACCTGTTAAAGCACTACCCCAATTTAATACGCCATCTGCTCTTAAAGCAATTCCACCAGCCCTAAGATTTAAATTAGTTACACCTGTAAAAGCACCATTAGTAAAGGTTGGATTTAAATCTAGTCCTACAAGCACATCGTTGTTAGCTGCTGCTACTAAAGTTGATGTAAGGTTAGCACCTCTAGCAATAGCAGATGCTGCCGTAGTCGAGCCTGTAATTGTTGTCACCCCCTGCACCCTAGCCGTACCATTCACATCCAAAGCAAAGCCTGAGTTCGTGTCAGTCCCTATTAACAAGTTTCCGTACCATCTGCCGTGAGTGGTAGATGAGTTGCCTAGCACAGTTGTGTTAGAGCCTAAGCCTGTTGCATTGTGACCAATGACTATTTGATTCGTTTGATTATCAGCATTTGCTCTAGTGTCAATGCCAATAAATATTGAATTATTCACAAGTGGAAGAGCATTTCCATTAGCAATTCTTCGACCTGCATCAAAACCTACAAAACAATTATTGGCTCCTGTGGTGCTAAAAAATCCAGCATTAGCACCAAAGAAAGAGTTAGATGCTCCTGTAGTATTTGAAAATCCTGAATTATGACCAAAGAAAGAGTTATTGCTTGCCGTTGTGTTATTCTGTCCTGAAGACTGACCAAAGAAAGAGTTAGATGAACCTGTTGAATTTACAAAACCTGAACCTTGTCCAAAGAAAGAACTGCCTCCTCCTGTTGTATTTGCTTGTCCTGAACCTTGTCCAAAGAAAGCATTAGAACCTCCTGTGGTGTTTGCTGCCCCTGAACTTACACCAAAGAAAGAATTGCTTCCTCCTGTTGTATTGTTTGCTCCAGAAGAATTACCAAAGAATGTATTATTTGGCCCCGTAGTATTATTTCTACCTGAATTTAACCCTATAAAAATATTTGTTGCTATACTGCTAATTCTTATCTGATTAGTAACTGTACCTGCACTATTGTTAAATGTAACTGATGCACTTGACGCAGAAATAGTGCGAATCGAAAGTACAATCGTTCCATTGAAGTCAGATGTTGGAGTAATAACAAGAGTTCCTGTTGTGGTTGCTCTTGGCCCAAGATTCCCTGTTGCAGTCAATGCAGCGGATGTAAAGCCTCCAAAGGCAATTGTAAACGAACCTGCCGTTCTGCCTGTAACTGTGTAGGTAATTTGGTAGGATGCTCCAACCACTCCTGCAAGTGTGCTTGTCAACGTAGTAGTAGACCCTGCCACATGCGTGTAGCCTGTCGCAAAATCAGTCCCTGTCCAAGATGCATCGCCTGTGCCTGTGGTTAGCAGTTCAGCACCTAGTTGACCTGAGTCGGAAGCCGTAGTTCCTTGGATGGTTGATAAGCCGTTGAAACGAGTTGAGCCGTTTACATCTAAGCGGAATCCTGCGTCGGTAAATGTGCCTCCTGCTTGAATTAATACATTACCTGAAGAAAAAACTCTTAACTTTTCGGTTTCAACTGTGCTTGCAGTTGTAACAAAACCTAGTGCAGTACTTGTCGATGATTCTAAAGTAGAAAACACTTTAGATGACCTTCTATTACCTCCGTGTTCAAACGAAAGTGCCGTTTGGTCATTAACTGCTCCACCACCTGTATTATATATTGTTAAATAGTCAAGATTTCCTGTGCTTGTTTGAGCCACTTCTAGCCTAGAACTTGGAGTAGTAATTCCAACACCTAGCCTACCATTAGTGTTATCCCAAAACAAGTTGTTCCCACCACCAATAGTATTCGCAGCAGTTCCAAACGCTACTTGACCTGTGGCGATTGTTCCTGAAACCCTAGCATTAATCTGACCTTGCGTCTTGTTAAATCCCTGCAAGATTGTGTCAGTAGCAAGTATAGTGCTATTCGCACCTGTGCTAAATCCAGTTAAAAGAGTAGATGTCCCAACCTGTGCAGCAGCAGCAGCCGAAGCAGCAGCGTTGTTTGCACTGGTCAAAGCATTACCTGCCTGAGTCGTAGCGATTCCTGCCTGTGTTGTAGCGATTCCCGCCTGTGTTGTAGCTATTCCAGCCTGAGTAGTTGCCGTGCTAGCAGAACCGCTTGCAGAGTTCTGAGAAGCCAATGCGTCATCAGCACTTGCCGAAGCCTCTCCAGCCTTAGTAGTTGCTATGCCTGCTTGTGTAGTTGCTATGCCTGCTTGTGTAGTCGCAGTAGTCGCAGCAGTTTGCGCAAGAATTCTGTCCGCATCCGCAGCTTGCTCACTAGCCAAAGCACTAGCAGCCGAAGCGCTAGCCTCGTTAGCTTTTGTCGTAGCTATTCCCGACTGGGTAGTAGCAATACCCGCTTGCGTGGTAGCAATCCCAGCTTGAGTCGTAGCAATACCAGCTTGAGCAGTTGCAATAGAAGCCTGAGCATTTGCGATGTCTGCTGATTCCTCAGCGTCAATGGCAGCTTCCTGAGCCTCTAAAGCAAACCTTTCAACTAATTCTGAATCGTAGTCTTTTACAAGAATTTCAACATTAGATGTCTCCGCAGTAACATCAATAATGGTTTCTAAGTTAATTACCTCTATCTGTCTCATTTCGTTACTACTCGTCTAACATTGATAATTCCACCCACAAGCGTTGTATTTCCATCGGCATCCGTAAATAAAATGTCGTAGTCCCATTGGTAACCTTGCGACTCCAAAAACTCCTCGCTAAATGTAAACGCTAAAACATTATCGTCATCTCCTTCAATAGTTAACCCATCCCCAATCGTCCAACTGATAAAAGGAACCGCATTGACATCAATTTGGGTTTTTACATCCATTTTAATCTCTGTGTATTCTAACAAATCAATAGGCTCTTTGTCTCCGTTTGGGAGAACATTGTTAAATGCAAGCCTAAATGTTTGCGTGTTGCCTTGTTTGACGAATAGGTTAAGGTTACCTATGGATTGATTGCCGATGTTTGCCATAGCGTAAAGATACTAATTAACCTACGATTATTAGATTCAATTTATCAGCGATGTAGGTATAAGCACTTTGATTAGTCCCATCCCAAGCTAGGTAATCCTCACCACTCATAGTTATTCCGCCATCTGCAAGAATAGCACCTACAACTAAAGGCATCTCTTCAGTTCCTTCACCGCTTGCATTTAGCGAATAGTAAAATGAGCAAGAAGACTCAAGGTTGTCGTTAGTGATGTAGGCATTTAATAGGTTAGCTTCTTGGCTTTCGCCATTTTTCCAAATTGTTACTGCTTCAATTTTTTTCATGGTTTTTATTTGTTTAAAGTTTAATTTTTAAAGACAATCAGTTGTAAAGTTGCTTGATATAATAATCCAATTTGCTCCGTTTGATTGAATCATTACAGAGGAGTATTCGCAAAAAGGACTCAAAGAATAAGTTGTAACTCCGTTTATTGTTTGGGAGCCATTGCCATCCAAGGTTACCGACCTAGCGCCTGACCCTGTGTTGTATTGGTAAATCACATAAATACGACCTTGGCAAGTTGTTGCATCGGGAAGCGTTGCAGTTCTGTTGCTTGCACAATCAAATCCAACCGTGTAATCCGTTGCATCTAAAGTGTAGTCTGCTGACTTTGTAACATGAGGAGCGGAAAATGAGCCGTTAACTTGCAGCTTAGAGCCGTTGTCTAAAGTTGTTCCGACTAATAAATTGCCGTTAATATTTAGCCTAACACGCTCGGTGTTTAAAGTTCCAAAAGCTAGGGTTCCTGTCGATGGTGTTAATAATGTTACACCGCTAGTTAGATTTACGAATAAGTCAGCGTCAGAGGTATTTGTAAAAAATGCAATGTTGCCGTTTGCAGCGTTGGAAACACTTAGTTTGACGGTTGGTGTTGCGCTTCCAATTCCAAGTCTGTCGTTTGTAGCATCCCAAAATAAATTTGATTCGCTAGTTATTGTTGTTGTTCCGTTAAAGTAGGCTATTTGTCCGCTTGTGCCTAAACCACTAACATAGATTGTAGAATCCAAACTGCCATCGCCCTTAACAAACTGCGAAGATGTGCCACCTAAAACTTGCGCTTTGGTCTTGTTTTCCCATAATCCGCTAGCTTGAAGCTGCAATAATTGACCAGTTGTCGGCGTTGTAATTTTAACTCCTTCGTCCGTGTTTATATTAGAGCCATAAGTTGTACGAACTAAAATAGTACCGTTATTTTTTGAGTTAATTGCAGCAGCAATAAGGACGATGTTATTAGGGGCAACTGGAGCCGTTGTTTGAAAACCTCCAACAACAGTTGTACTTGCGTAAAGCAAAGCGCCAGCAGTATAACTGCTCGTATTAATACCATCTAATTCGCCAAAGTGCATTACTTGACCAAATGCCCCATTAGCAATTGTCTCCGCAGTAACTCCCATAAAGTAGTTGCTAGGGTAAGTTCCGTTTGCCAAGAATGGAGCAATTTTTAAATGACCGCTTGCGCCGTCTGTTCCGTCAAATCTTACAGAGGTGCCTTTTGGAATGCTTGAGCCAGTTGAGTTTTTGACATAAAAAAAAGTGTCTTGCCCAATGTGTTGTAAAACGCCATTCATTATGAGCGCAGCCGTGCTTCTTGATGAGTCCCAATAAACTAATCCTTGCTCATCGGGAACGCTAACAACTGACGTGTCAAAACGAATATACCCAGCACGTAATCCTTGCGCCCCTAAATCAACAGTAGTAACGGCTCCAATATAAGGAACAAAACCACCGCTTGAGTTTTCCCATTTACTTGTAATCGAATTGTAAACTAAAACTTGACCATTGCTAGGCGAAACAATCGAAACGTCATTTAAATCGTTAAGGTCCAAGTTGCCTTGGTCGGTGTTTTCCCATTTGCCACTAACCGAATCGTAACGCAATATTTGCCCGTTAGTTAAACTGCTAATTGCTACGTCGTTTAATTCATCTAAATTTTCAGGTAAACCGCTTAAAAACGTTGCCTTTGTGGTCTGTTTGTTTAGTCCGTCTTGCCAAATTAATACAATGTCATTATCGCCAACGGTTGACGCAATTGGGAAATCTATGAACCTTCTATTTGCCATTATGAAATTGGATAAACGTATGCAGTAGGTACTTGCCCAAAGGTAATTCTTGCAACTCGACTTGCCAAGTCATACTCCCAGCCAATTACTTGCATTCTGACAGTTGTATAGCCTGTATAATTTAGGCTAGCAGTCAAAAAGCCAAACGCTGAAGCAGTCCCTTTGCGTCTAAATGACCCCTCTAATCGGTAACTTAAAGCGTTGTAAATGCTTAACACATTTCTAGCATAGCAGTCTCGCAAAGTAGGTGAATAACCTCCCAAAAGCGCTTGGTTTTCAAACGACAGATTTGTTTGCGTGTATGTTATTGAGCCGTTTGCATTGATTTGAAAAAGGAAAGTTGAGGTTTGATAATTGTTTCCGTTCGCATCTTTTAAAAAGACTTGAATTTGCACATTTGCCTCGCCTGTATAATCATAACCATTAAGCGTAATTGTTACATTTCTTTCCGTGCTAGAAATTGTTGTAACAGTAACATTTAGTTCAGCGCTTGGAGGTGGAGGATTACCCGATAAACTGCTAACTAAAATAAAAACAGAATCAATTGTAAAGCCACTTGACGCCACAAATTGACGCTGATAACCTCCAGTAACTGTACCGCCCGAAAAACTTAAAGTATTGCTCCCTAAAGTGTCTGTCAATCTGTTTACTTGAGTTACTGCACCGCTTGGCACTTGAATAATATTTGGAGTTGATGCCAAAGACTTTTCAACAAACACAATGGCTGGTAAATCGCCAATTTTAAGCCAGTTCTTTGATGCGGTAATACAAAGGTCGCTAAACCTTAAAGTATCGTCTCGTAAGCTTGTGTATGCCCTAGCAGTCTCGTAAATCTTTTTTACCTCTGTTGGATTTCTTTTCCCTTCAAAAGTTGACAATATTTTTGCGCTTGTAACTACTGCGCTGCCAGTCTCGCCAAAGTATTTTAATTCGATTGACAAAAAGCCAGCCGTTGGCAATACAAAGCTTGTGAGTTTAAACTTCCTTTGGTCGTCGTCTTTCGTGGAATAAAAAACAAATGTGTTATAAGTTTCGCTCCAATCTAGCAATGAAAAACTGCCAACAATAGTTGTTCCTAAATACCTTGTCGTTCCGCTAGAATCTACGTGCTTAACGGCAATAGCCAATCCACTTGCTAAAGTAGAGTAATTAATATCAACCTCTAACTCAAGGCTTAAACCAGCAAAGTCCAAGAATACTGGCTTTGATGTAATTGGCTGGTCTGTCTCCTCCCCATTTGCCATAAATCGAATGTCCCAGCTAACTCCTTCTTCGTCATTATATCCAGTTTGTGACGGAATATTATTTGGAAAAATCTGTATTACTGGGGTGTCGGGGTCAGGTGTTATTTCCCAATCAAAAGGTTTGTAAGGTCCTTCTAAAAACCAGCTTGCCTCGTTAAATTGTTCGCCATTCGCAATTATAGATTGTCCCAAATCACCTTGGGTAATCGTTAGCTTTTTGATAGGTCTTTGGTATTGCAAAAGCTGGTCTCCACCAACTGGAATCCAAGTTGTGCCACCGCCTGTTTGGTCACCAATAACATCCAATGAACTTGTTTCGGTTGAACTACTTATAACGGCTCCAGTTGAGTAGCTATGCACATATAGAATTGTGGTATTTATATTTCTTCCAATTGGTCTTTGTACTCTCCATCTGTTATTTCGCTGAAATAGCACCCAACCAAAAGTGCGGCAAATTTCCAATAAGAAATCGTAAGCATTTAATCCTAGTTCAGTAAATGTACCTTCTTGCACAAGCAAATTCTCGCCTTCTGATTGGTCAAAAATACTTTTGGTGTTATCCATTACCAACCCCTCGTAAAGGTCGTTAGAGACCTCTAAATTAAGTTCTAGGTTAAGCCTATTTAACTGCTCCAAAAACAAGTCGCCTAAATCAGTATCTACAGATGGTCCATCCAAAGCAACTTCTTTAAGTTGTGCAAGTCCATCAGTTGCGGTAATAACAACTGGGTAAGGAGGGTCTTGGAATGGCTCGCCTGTAATGTCGTTTAATAAGTAGCCCTTAAATACAACATTGCCAGCAAACTCGTGAACAACTAAAAACTCTCGGTCTGAATAGCTAAAGAAATTCCTAAAATCTGTTGTTTCAGTTGAGTAAAAGCTAATTGTTAAGGTGCTTGACATAATTGGCGAAATTATATCCTCGTTATCCTCTCGCTCGTATTTATGCACCGCAGGCACGTCAGTAGCAATCAACTCAGTTGATGAGCCAACAAACCCGTCTTGATAAATGCTTACAAGGTTTGCGTTGTTGTCAATGTCCCTAAATGGAATGGTATATTTTAAGCCGTATGCCATTAGAATTTGCGTTGTCTTGTTTTATTTGCTCTGTTTAATGTGCCAACTAAGTTGTCGCCGCTTATGCTAAAGGTAACATTTCCGCCCATCATATTTTGCAATTTGCTCAATGGTGCAATTACCTCAGGATTTGTACGTGCGCCTGTGTATTCGCCAACTAGCGCTGGGGTTGGTCCTGAAACAATGCCTCCGTTTGCAAAAGGAGTAAGTCCACCAATACCCATCATTTTGCCGCCTTTTATAATGGCGCCTAATCCTTTACCTCCACCTTTGGTAGCTAACATTCCGCCTGTTAAAATATTTAGAGTTACTGCCGCCGCAATTGCTGCCGCAAATCTTATTACCATTTGTTTTAGCGCATCGAAAATGCCTTGAAAAGATATTTTACCAGTCTCGGCTAAAGTTGATAAGGTTTGCCCAAACATATCGCCAACAAATAAAGCTGCATTCATGTTTTGAGCAACCAATTGAGTTTCGTAAGCCATTAGTTTTTGAGCCTCTGCCGCTGCGTTTAAACGTGTTATAGCATCCTCAGGAATTACAATGCTTGGCATTGTTAAAGCAATTTGCTTATTCATTGCCAAAATGCTTGCCGATGCACTTTGAACCATTTGCAAACGCTCAGGACTCATTTGTTTAGTTACGTCAGTTTGCTGACCGCTAAAAGCATCCCTTTGACCTACATTTTTAAGCGTAGCGTTTTGATTTTTTAAAAACTCTTCAGATTCCTTTCTTAATTGTTTAATTCTTTGCTCGTGAGCCTTTTGCCTTGCTGCCGCTTGTTTCTCAACCTCAGCGGTGTTTATTTTAGTTTGTTGTGTTGTTGTTGCCGTAGCGGTTGCAAGCAAGCTTTCAGAGGCTGCTTGCTCCTTTCTTATCTTTACATAGGTTTGATAAAGCGCTTTTGAATCCTCAACGGTATGACCCAAACGAATCATTTCGTTAAGGAATTTTGTTTGGCTTTCTCCGCTTATTAAAGTTGAAAGGCTTAAATTATCAAACTCGGCAGCCGCATCCTTAACCGTTCTCGTTAAATCATTTGTGGAATCGTTAACTTTTAATAGGTAAGTTCTTGCCTCATCGCTTGACTCAGCCAAAGTTTTAAATGGGTTCATTAACTCAATAATTTCGCCCATATTTCTAAGGGAAGAAATTACATTGTTAAGGTCCTTGACAAACCAGTTGATAAAACCGCTAGACGAGTCACCAATGTTTTTAAATAGCTGCGTGATGTTATCCTCTAAGTTTGAAATGGCGCCGCCAGTAGTCTTAGAAATTGCTTCCATTGAACCAGCAACACCTTCCAAATTACCAAGGCTTAACAAATAGTCTTGTATTGCTTTGTCGGATTTAGCTACCTCAGTAGTTATTCCTTTAAAGGTGAATTGCACGACATCCCCTTGAGCGGATGCCTTAACTCCAAACTCTTTTAATCTTTCAAACTCTCCAGTTTGAGCGTCAAGTATTGCCTCTGTTAATTGGTCAAAAGATTTACCAACAGAGGAGGCAAGGTCGCCCATTTTACGCATTTGGTCCATTGTTGGAACAAATCCTCGGTTGGCTAATTTTACAAATGAGTCTGTTAACTCGTTAACTTGAAATGGAGTCGTCGATGCAAAGTCAACAATTTGGTCCATTGCTGCTTTTGCAGCTGAATTGCTGCCCAATGCGGTCGTAAGTACCGCCTCCATCTTTTGAAATTCAACAGTAGTGTTGAGAATTGCCTTGCCAAAATTTATTAACTGGTCAACCGCAAAAACGCTCGCAAGCGTTGAGCCTACTTCTGAAAAAGTAGAGGACATTTTTTTTGTTGAAGCAATTGTCTCCTTGTTTGATTTGTCAATTGACGAATTAACTGAGTTGACCTCTGACTTTAGGTCAGCCATTGCCTTGTTAAATTCTTTTAACTGGGCGACAATGTCAACATTTAATTTTGCGCTCATTTTATGGTCTTGGTTATCGTATCAAAATTGGCTTCTTCTTCAAATTTAAGGTTTTGCCATTGTAGTCCAATTTGGTACGCTCTCTGCTTTTCTTCCTCAGTTGGAATTACAATTGGTTTGGCGTCTAGCAATGGAATTTTCCAGTATTTATCAGGCTTCCTAATTAAGTCAGATTTCTTGGTAACATTTACGTTGTTAAGCTGCACCCAAAGCGTCCTAAATAAATTCTCCTCTTTGCTTTGCCGCATTTGGTAGCCGTAGGCAATGGACTGATACTCGGCAAAAGACATAAAATAAAAGGAGTCAGGTGCAATACCTAACTCCCCAATGGCGTAATGGCAAACGTCTCTAAATGTTATTTTTTTTTTGACTCTCTAGCGTCTCCACTTGGATATTCGACCTTTGTAATTGCGCTTATACCTTGCATGATTACAACGACAACCTTGCCAATTTCGTCTGTTGGGTTTGTGTCCACCCAATCAATAATATCGACAAGTTCCAAAGTAAATTCTTTGTCGTGATAAAGCGCATCGACATACAAAGCCGCATAAATAAATTTAGCGATTGCCTTGATTTGACCAACGCCTGTTTTTGTTAGTGCCTCAATTGTTTCTTGGACATCGTAGCCAAGTCCTTCGCTAAAATGCAACAAAGCACCCATACCAAATTTAACGGTATAGGTGCTGCCATTAATTGTTATTATTGTTCTGCCTGTATGATTCATAGGCGAAAGATAATACTAATTAAGTAGATGCTGGTACTACGGTCGCCTTTAGTAAAGGACCTTTTCCAGTAAATTCTACGGAGTAAGTTACTGCCGCTTCCATTTCTGCACTTACAGAGATAGAGGCAACAGATGCGTTTCCGTAAAATACAAGGTCTCCAGCAACGTTTGTAGTGAACTTAAGAGCCACAACAGTACGTCCGCTTAGTAGGGTATAAATGTCACCAACGTTGTTTGTGTCATCAAATGCAACCAATCCGTCAGTTGAAATAGACCAATCACGCAAGCCAGCGATATGGTCCGCCCATCCGCCATCGTCTTTGCAAGTTGCATCTGCAAGGTCAACGTTTACAGAAAGTTCAGAAGAGGTGGCGCATCCAATCATAACGTTGTCAAGGTAAACGTTAAGAAGCGTGCCGTTAAATTTGCCAGTAGTAGCCATATTTTTATGAGGTTAATTCGATTTTTTTTTAAAAATAAAAGGACTTATAAAAAATGCAAGACAATAAATTTTAAGTATAAACCAAAAAGTTGCCGTCTTGGTCAATAATAATCTCAAATAATTCGTCAACAATAAATCTTTCCGCTGGTAAAATAGTTGGATAAAGTCCGCCAACACCTTTAAAACTTACAGAAATAGCAGCAACTTGCTCCATTGGTGCTGATTGGCTAATTGACTCAATCGTTGCTAATCCAATAAACGTTAAACTGTCTTCTTGCCCAGCTGACAAATAAACTCGCTCACGATTAATATAAGCGGTGTAAAGGTCGCCATAAGAATAACCTTCTTGAATAAAAAGTGAGTCGCTTGATAACGACCAAGACCCAAGCTTGGAAATATGGTCTGCAAAAAATCCTGACTCGTTGCTTGTCTTGTCCAGCTGGCTCATTTCAGCAGACAAATTGTAAGCCGTAGACTTAGCAATTCTAGCTAAACCAACAGAAACAAATAAAGCGGAGCCGTTAACCTTACCCATCAATCCAATTTTCAATAGTCATGATTTCCCGATGCACAATATTTGTGTCGGTAATGCTCGATAGGCTAGTTTGCTGAACAAGTTTAGCCGTTACAATTTTGCCAACTTCTAGTGCTAAATAGTTTTCAGGATATAGGCAAACAATTTGCAAAATCGAGTCAGCTATTGTGTCGGCATCAAATCTTCCGTAAGGCGCAATTCCTGCCGTTACAACGTCCAAAGTAATCGTGGTGATGTAATTATACTCCTGATTATCTTTGTCGTCTTCTTGGGTCTGATTTGTAATAAGAATGTACGGAAAATTGGCATTGTCAGGAGCAAAGGTATCGTAACAAAGAACTGGCGCACCTTTGTAGGTTATCGTGCCATTTAAAGCTGACCAATAAGCCTTGCGTACAAACTTTTTAATATTTCTCATTGTCTCTTTTTCAATAATGTTGTTAAAGTCCGCTCAATATTTTTTGGCAACTCGGTTCTTTGCTTAAAAACTTCAGGGTAAAAGAAAGGTCTTGCTGGTAAGTTTACCTCTCTAATTCCATCGCCTATAAATTCACTTGCAAACTGAACTAATTCAGTTGGAATTTTTACGCTTGTTCCTGTTCCAAATTCAACGTAAGGTGCGTAATAAGCGCCAACCTCAACACCTCCAGTAATTTGGTTTTTACTTACTTTGATTGGCGTTGACTGAATGCTTTGCTTTAGCGCTCCGCTCTGTACTTTGACATTTGAAACCGCTTCTGACTCAATAGATAGCATGGCATCCTCTACCTCTGCTCGCACGTAGTCAGCAACGTTATCTTCCAAACCTTTTAAATACTTATAAAAGGCGTTAAGGCTTTTCTTGTCAAAGTTAATGCTTACCATTTAATCTCGCTCTTTAGCAATTAGCTTAATCATTCTGTCGTACTCAAGCACGTCAATTATGTTATCAATAATTAGCGTTCTGCCGTTATAAAGAATATGCATTGACTTGGTAATAGTCACCAAAGGATTGTCTCGGATAATTATCTCCCAAGAGTTTTTAATAACCATTTGGTCCTCGCTATTTAAACGTGCGCCATTCAGGTTGGTAACCTTTGCCCAACAAGTATAAGTCACGCCCATTGAGGAATAGTAACCACCAAAGCCGTCACCAAATAAAGTTGGGTTTAGGAATTGTATGCGCTCACGTAAATCGCCAGCTTTAACCTCTTTGTTAGTCCTCATGCGCCAAACCAATTGTAAGTTTTATAAGGCATTAACAATGCTTTTACTCCCAAAGGCGAAGGTATTGCTTGCAAGTCGCTAAAGTCTTCTCTGCGTTCGTAAAGCGTGTTTACCATCATTTTAACGGCAAGCTTTATGTCTTCGGGAACGGTTGTAAATCCAGCCGTATAAACCATCTTAAATTTAAACGATTGAGGACCGCTTGTAATTGCAATCTTTGGAAACAAGCCAACATTTAGTTGGTATTGTAAAGCAGTTTCTGCTCCATTTTGGTCAACAGTTACCACCTTGGAAACATCTGTTGACGAGACCAAAGGTCCGTAAGGCAACTGCCATTGGTAAGGAAAAGAGAAGGATTCAACAGTTACTGTCTTGCGAATAATTGCTTTGCCCATAAATGCCTCGCAATGTAGTCGAGCCACCTTTATTAGGCTGCTAATTAAAGTATCCTCAAAGGTTGAGTCAATCCTTGCATATTCTTTTGCCTCAGTTAAGCTAATTGGCTCGATTGCTGGAATCTCGTCCTCTAATTGGACAGAATAGCCAGTAAATGAAAGGTTGCTAGGCGTGTATAATAAATCACTCATCGTATGGTTTCTTTGCTTTGTCAACGATAAAATTAAAGAATCTTTCCAACTCTTGGTCTTGGTATTTCAGCCGCTCCTCTGCAAGGTTTCGCATAATGTTTTGGTGAAAGTCATAAAGTATTTCATCTGTCATTAACTCCTCAATTTTTGCAGCCATACCGTCAATGTCTTCACGTTTAAAATACAATCCAGCAGAGCCAAGGCACTCCTTTAATCCGTCCGTAGGCGTGCAAATAACTGGCAGTCTATTAATAGCCGCCTCTAAGCCTACACGTCCGTAAGACTCGTAAGATGATGGCACAAGGACGATGTTTGTTTTGCCGTAAATCAAATGCACGTCGGGAGTTTGGGCAACATACTTTAGATTTTTTAAAGTGTCGTCCATGATTTGCTCGCCGTAGCTACCAAGCACTCCAAGAAATTTAAACTTTGGCAATCTTTTAGCAAGGTCAATTAAAATTTGCCCTCCTTTGTTTTGGTTGCAGTTAATTAGCGTAATGTATTGACCATGCTTGCGGTTGTACTTTACGTCATCGGGGAAAATAGGAGGTTTGCAAACAATAGAGGCATTTGGATAAGCGCCGTTTTGTAGGTTCTTTTCGTTTGCTTTATTGTTGTAAACTACGTGAATGTTTTGCGATTTAAATCTGACGTTTCTATAATCTGAATCGTTGTGGCTTAAAAAAATTAGTTGCTTTTTGTACTTCATGCACCAATTTATTGCAACCCCAGTATTATCAAGGTGAGTAAATACAACGCTTGCAGTTTGCAAGGCTAGAAAAAAGTCGTTTGAATAATAGCCAGTTATAAATTTTATAAACTTAAACTTTTCACCATCAGGATAAATTTGCCCTTCAGGTAAAATAACCTCAATGTTGCACCCTTTTTCGTTAAAATATTTGGCGTAATGCTGTACCGTCCACTCGGCTCCTGAGTTGTGCGTGCCTGCCCATGCGTGTACAAAAAAAACTATATTCATGCTTTTTTTTCTATTGATTTCTTGAAAGGTATTGATTTTTAGATAAATAAAAAAAACCCCGACGCTTTTGTCGGGGTCTTAATCAAACTAAACACCTATTTTACTTATACTGCGGAACCGTTAGCCAAAGCAGCTGCAAAGTTTCCGTATACCAAAGCTTTAGAGTTGTAAACTGCAAATGCAATTCTCTCCTCAACTCGTACAGTTACAAAGTTCTTAGTTACGTTGTCAGCATCCTGCTCGAAGAACTCAAGAGTTACGCCCTGACGAACAAACAACTGAGAACCAAGCGCCCAGTCACCAACGAAGAAATCGCCAGCAGTTACGGCATTGATGCTATAAACAGGAACTCCCAAGATGAACATTTGTCCGCCAGCCATAGAAACGTAGCTAGGTAGTGCGTATGCTCCAGTTGTTTCCTTAACAGATACCAATTGCAAGTAATCGCTTGGGTTGATAAGGATTGCGTTTGGAGAATATTCGTCTTTGGTAGTTTGAACAACCGCAGCAGCAAGAACGTCAAATCTGTTGATTAGAGTACCAAATTTAACTGTAGTCCAAGCAGAGCCATCAGTTGCAACACCGTGCAAGTTTTGACCGCTACCGCTTCCGTAAAGGATTTGCGTATCTTCTACGTTCAACAATTTGCTAGGCGCACGGCTAGAAAGGTAAGCAATCAATCCTGGAGTATCGTCCAACATTTCTTTGGTCAATCTCATAAAGGTTGGGATTGTTCTTACAGAACGGTCAACCGCAGTCAAATCGAAATCAGACTGAGGCTTTGCAGAACCTTGAGCGGTTGGAGCCGCAGCGTTGTCGTAAGCAGACTCGCGAACGAAACGGATAAGGTTAGAGCTAGTCTGTCCAGTAGGGATAAGGGAACGAACGTGAATACGTCTGTTAGGGTCAAACTTCAAATCAGGAACTCTGTCCGCTGGGATAACTTCGCCAGTGTAAGCGTTTCCAACTGTCATGTCGGCACCTTTCATGTCCAACTCCATCTTTACTTTGTTGGAGTTTCCGCTCTTGTAGTTAGCAAAAGAATCGCCAGCAAAAGCTTTTTCCAACTCAGAAGAGAAAGAAGCAGACTTCTTAGAACCAGCAAAGCCAGCCTGAGTTCTTGCATCTACTCCGTCCAACTGAGCCTGAAGAGCATCAGCTTTTTCGTTTAACTTAGCGGTTTCGGCAGAAAGTGACTTTCTGAACTCCTCACCAGCTTCTTTCATTGACTTTACGTCTGAAATCAAAGCTTCGTTTGATTCCAATTTAGCCAATACTGAATCCAATTGTGATTTAATTGCTTCCATTGTGTTTTAAATAAATTTTTTAAGTTTTTGGTAATATTCAAATTCCAAAGCCATTGCTATTGTCGGGTCCTCTTCGCTCTTGAATTGTGTTTCCACGGATTCTACGATTTGGACTGACTCCAATTCCTTTAGGTGATTTTCAATTTGTTTTAATCCAATTTCAAGCTGAATCATTGACTCGTCGCTAACGTCTCCGTTTCGTAAAATGTTGCAAAACTTAGCAAGCATCTCCTCACTCTTTGGTTTATCCCAGCTTTTCATTGACTCAATTGGTGTATTTGGATTGGCTCCCCATGTAACAGTTGACCCCTCCCAAAGTTTAATCTCTTTAATCTCTCTGTAACCAGCCTTATTGTCTGCCTTGATAATTTCAAAGCCAACAGAATGCTCATTAAATACGCCTTCAGAATATAGCTTAATTACATCCTTACCATAGCTGGTTTCTGTAATCTTAGAGGTAAATCGCAATCCTTTTGCATCCTCCATTAACTCAATAGGTTTTGCCAATGGCATCAAAGGATTATGCTGCAATAGGTGCATGATTCGATTGCGTCCCATTGGACCGTTCTCGGCAATACTTTTCTTGTAAGCACCCGAAACAATTACGTCCCCATCGGAATCAATGTTGTTAAAAGCTGAAAAGTAACCAGTAACGATTCCCTTTACGTCGTCAACGTCTTCGATTATTCCTTGGCTTATATTCTTGTAAATCATGGTCTCTTTTTTTGTAAAAATAAAAGGGTTAAAAAAAAATGCAAACCTATAAAATTATTGATAAATAAAATGAAAGGCTTTTGCTTCGCTTTCCTCAAATAAGCTTGTATAATTTTTATAACCTCCCTCAATGTCACTCTCACTTGGTCGTTGAAAAGAAAGGAAAGGCACGCAAATATAAGAGTTACCCTTAGGATGGACTATTGTCCTAAAATATTCGTCAATTGGTATGTCCAAATTTAATTCTGCCATTTCTTTAGCAAATTTATAAGAATAAAGTATTCCATGGGTTGTCCAAGAGCCATAAGTGCGAACTAATCTCTTGCTTATTCTATCTAGCCTCATGTCTTTTATATTGGCTCCAAGCATAAGCATATCCCAATCAGTTGGCAAGTCATTCATGCAGTTAATTAGGTCGCTATAATTGCCTCGGTAAGTAGCGTCGTCCTCAAATATTAAAACGTCTCCTGTTGCTTGTGTAAATATTTGCTTAAATGTTTGCCACAATCCAAGCCATCCCCATTCGTGTTTAATTGCGCTTACTCTTTCAAGGTTAAAATGCGGTGCTAACTCTTGCATGGATTCAATCCATTTGTCTTTGCGGTGGTCAAGGTTAATAACGTGAGCAATCATTTTCGCATAGGTAATCCGTCAACGTCTCGCATTATTCTAAACACAACCTTGCATCGGCAATTACATATTTGGTCAGCGCCAGCACCTTGCGTTCCGTCTGCTGGTTGTCTCATTTCGTCACCACCTACAATAAAGTTTTGCTCAAATGAAATCCAAGGCTTGTTAAGCATCGCAGCATGGTCAGGTCTTGTTCTGTTGTCAGTCGCTGGAATCCATTTCTTTTCATACATAAAATCGGAGGTCGCTGCCGACTGCATTGCTGCGTTGTTGGTAGCTATCGCCATTTCTGTTCGTGCAATTAGCTTGGCTCTGTTTCTAAATATGACCGTTACTGACTCTTGAATGTTTCTAGCAATTTCAAGCGTGCCAAGACCTTCATTTAATCCACCTAAAACAATGTTGCGGATTATCTTTTGGCTTGTTTCGTTGATTTGTATTAGGGTTTGAGGCAAGTTTCTGACTGCAAACAAACGCATAAAGTCTCTCCAGCCTGCTCGCAAAGCTTCTTTGGTTGCTTTACTTGGTGGCTGGATTGCGTTATACATTGCCTCTGCGTAAGCCGTACCAGCTACAACAAAAAGGTTTTCTAATACGTCAGCTAATGGCGCTGGAGTTATTAAATCAAAGCGGTTAATATTTCCATCCGCTTGTTTAATAGCATCCAAATATGGCTGCATTTGCTTTTTTAAAGCCGTATAAATTTGCTTTTCGTATCTGACTTCGTAACGTCTCTGCAATGCATCCAATTGCTTTGCAAGCGCTAGGTCTTTTTTAGTTGGTTTGGGCATAGTCTCCCAAATTTTCTAGGTCGTCGACTGGTTGTGCAGAAAACTCCGACAAAGTCATTAAGCCTTGCGGAATAAATGGCTGCTCCATTAGTGCGTTTTCGTATTCGCCGTAATTCATTGCCGCACGCTTTTCGTTTGGAGTTAACCACCAAGCAGCAGACAATTGGTTAACAAGCTTATCCATGTCGTCTTGCATTTCAGGATAAGCCATGTAATCGAAATCTAGGAATAAATTCTTATTACCATAAGATGCCAAAAGCCAGTTGTTAAGCACGTCTCTAATTTCAATGTGCAAAGGTCTTACTACGTTATTAATTAGCGCTTTGTAAGCGGTTTCTGTATTGTTAAAGGTGCTTGCCTCAGTATCACCAAGCAGTTTTGCATCAACGCCATAAACTCGGCACAATGAGCGCAAAATTACTTTCTGAGTATCAAGTATTGACATATCCACCGCATTCATTCCCATTTGAACCCAGCTTAACTTGGCTGGCGTAATGATAACGTCACCAGCTTTGGTTGCGCCTTGGTAATTGTGGGCGTAATCCTCCTTTAGTCCCTGCGCTTGCTCTCTTGTAATGTTAACAGTACCGTCTCCCGTTAGTATACCTCTAGCTCCCATGTTTTGAAGCATAGACAAAAGCGCTTGCTTGCCATCGTTTGAGGTGGTAAGGTCACGAACTGCGGAACGCAAAGGCGATGCGCCGTAAAGGTGGTTAGCAGTTCCAGCGGTATAGCTTAGGTTAATATTTTTTAGGTGACCTACGTTTGCAGCATCAATGCGGTCATATCCGTTATAAGTCAATCGGTATTCTTTAATCGGTTGGTTTAGACCTCCCGAAATAATCTCCATGTACTGAGCAGGCAAAGAGTACAAAGCAATGATTGGAGCATTAGGTTGTTCCCCACGTCTAGCGCCGTAGATGTATGCGTTGCCAGTTATTAAACGGAATGCGGCAATTTCTTTTAAAAGGTTGTCCCAAGTCTGAAACTCGTTTGGCTTTTTAAATAGCTTTTCAAGTTCGGGAATGTGTATCTCCTCCAATGCCTTTGTCTTGAGTCTCTCAGCTTGAAATTTTGCGCCTGAGTTGTCAAAGTTTCGACTCATGGACTTGTAGTAATTCAAAGCCTTTTGGTCCTTTACCTCATAAACAACAATCGGAGCGGCACTTATTTTGTTAATAATTAGATTTACAATAGCGTAAAGGTCAGAGTTAAGGTAAAGACCTTTCTCGATAAAGTTTTGCGTTGTTGGTGCAGTCCAAATGACGTTGTTGCCCAAATAAGGAAAAACTGCATTTAGGTAAGTAGAATCTTTTTGGTTAAAACCCAGTGCGGCTTTAATTCTATCTATGTAATTCATTCCGTTTGCTTTTTTTGTAAAAATAGGGTAATAAAATAAAAAAATGATGCCATATCCTAAACGTGCCAAAAATCTTGGCTAGAAAGCATTAATTCTGTAAATCCCCAAACCATTGCATCAACTCGGTCAGGCGATTTGCCTTTGTCAGGCTCAAAGCTAATCATTTGATTTTCCAGCAATGGAAAACTTCCAACGTGGAAAATTTTGTGTTGCTCATAAAGTGAATAAATAGGCTCCGCCCTTACAAACTTTCCTTTGGTAGCCGTTACAAGTTTTATTCTTGCAGTCGCATTTTGCGACCTCAAAACATTCTCAACCATGTCTCCGCCTTGGTTTTTTTCTGCAACTACACAATCAGCATTCCAATTTTTAAATGCTTGCAATGCAACTGTTGCCCATTCCGTTGGTGAATATTTACCGCTAAGGTCTTCGAGTACATATCCTTTGCCGTTGGCATCTTTGCCGCATACAATTATACCAGTCTCATCGCTCGCCATTGATGCGGTGGTTGCTGGGTCAATAGCAATTACAATACGAGACAATTCAGGCTTTGCCGTTATTCTTGCTCTATCAATAATTGGTCGATTCCAAAGCAATCCCTCTGCATCTTCTAGCCATTTGCCTAAAAATAAATGCTCGTAACGGTGTAGGTTTTCTTGCTTTACTCGTTCAGCTTGGTCAATAAATGACTGGCTTAGATTTTGTAAATTATCTAAATACGTGGTGTGAATATAGGTGCAGTTATCTGATGGAGTTTTTACAAATCGTCCGTGAATCCAATGTGACTTATAGCTAGGGTTCATTACCAAAATTATTCTATTTGGTTTGTTTTTAGCTCTTATCGAAAGGTCAATGCGGTCAAAGGTTTCCTCATCTTGTTGTTCTTCTGATTCATCTAAAACCCAAGTTGTAACGCCAGCAATCGACTTTAAATTTGCCGTTGCAGTCCCTTGGCTGGTTTTGATGCCTCTAAATAGAATCTTTGAGCCTGTTGCCTTGTTTATAATTTCCGATTGGGTTATTTCAAAGTCATCAGATTTATTCATCAACTCAATCTTGTCGATGAACTCAGGGATAATCGAAATAAACGCAGAGGTTAGCGTCCATCTCGTAAATAAAATCACGTGACCTTCTTGGTAGGTAAGGTTTAGCAAAAACATAGACAATGTCCACGACTTACCGCTACCCCTTCCGCCAGTTATAAGGTAATAACGTGTTTTAGGGACCTCTAAAAATAAAGGCTTGTATTTGTCTATTATTCGGATTGAATCCACTCTATTGGTGGCGTTATCTTGTCGCCTTTGGTTGTATGGTCGTGGTCAAACTTATCTCTCTGCCCAAGTCTTTGTTTACCTAGCCAAATAAGCATTCCACGGTCTTTATCCTTTAAAGCTGCCTCGTATTGCTTGGCAAGAAGCAAGGCATCTCCCTTGCTCCTATTTTGCCGCAAAAACTCGGTAAAACCCATTGCGAGGTCATCCTTGCATCGGTTGTAAAATGTCTCCTCGTCAATGCCTAAATAGGCAGCGCATTGAACGCCTGTGCATCCAGCTTGGACGAGTCGTCCCATTTCAATCCAGTCAATTGGTGATTTTGGTCGTGCCATATTACAAAGTTACTCCGTTTTTTTTGATGACTAAAGCTGGGTCTAATTTACGCATCCTGTCTACTATCACTTGGCAGTACTTTGGGTCTAGTTCCATAACAAATGTTTTTATATTCATTTGCTCACCTGTTACCATTGTAACTCCACTTCCACCAAAAAAATCAGCCATTGTTTTAATCTCTGATTTTGTTTTTTCAATGCACCACTTTACTAAAGAAACTGGTTTTTGAGTAGGGTGAACTCTGTTAGTTTTTTCGGATGCCTGAGTAAATTGTCTTACTACGCTTCTAATATTTGTCCAAGCCAATTCACAATCAGTTTGGTCAGAACCTCCATTATTTTTATCCCAAACTAACCAACATTCACTATCAGGTAATGATGATGAGTAATAATTTGCTCCCCACCAAATATGATTTGATTTTGAAAACATTGAATAAATTAAATTAAATGAATCTCTTGCAACATCTGTGTTATCATCGCCTAAAATATCATTTCCATATCTTTCTTTTAAAACTCCACTTTTACTGACAGCGTTCATTCCGTAAGGTGGGTCAGTATGAATTAAATTTGGCTCAGTTCCATTCATTAATAAATCAATACTTTTTGGGTCAACACTGCTTCCACAAAGCAAACGATGGTCTCCAATCTCAAATAAATCGCCAAGTACAATATCTGTTTGAATTTCGTCAGGTATTTCGTAATCATCCTCCTCAGCACTTAACTCTTCTTTAACTTCAAAGTCAGGAATATCCAAGCCCCAGTCTTGCAAATTATCAACATCCCATTCGTTAGCCAATTGCTCCCAATCCCATTCACCAAATCCAACGTTGTCTTTAATTATAAATTGCTTCTGCTCGTCTTCTGTTAAGTCGTCTGCAAAAATGATTGTAACCTCTTTTAAACCCGCTTCTTTGCAAGCTTTTAGCCTCATGTTACCACCTAGCACAATCATGTCAGCATTTACAACAATAGGTCTAATTTCCAGCATTTTTGGAAACTCTTTAATTGACCTTACCAGCTTTGCAAACTTGTCATCCTTAATCAATCGTGGATTGTTAGGATTCATTTTGACTTCAGAAATTTTTACTTTTTGCGTTTTCATATTTTATCAAATACCATTATTGTATATCCAAACCAAGACGCATTTGTTGCTGCGTTCCTAATGGTTTGACTGTCCTTAGCATTGTGCTTAAATCCTCGGTCTACAATTTGCTCAATGATGTAGTCATTATTTGCACAATTAACGTGACCATCTCCTCCTTGACCTTTAACCGCCCAGCTTATAATCAAATGCTTTTTGGCGTGCTTGGTAATGTTGTCAATAAATTGCTCCTCAAATTCTTTTGGGATATGCTCGCCAACTTCCAGCGACAAAACAACGTCAAATTTTTTGCCTAAATAAAACGGCTTGGACAGGTCTAGCACTTTACCAATTCCGTCAGTTAGCGTTTCTGTATTTGGGTTGCCATCGTATGCCTCCACCTTATAGCCGTCACCTTTAAAAGCCTTTGCATAGTCTCCCAAACCACAACCAAAGTCGACAACTGTCTTGGCTTGCTTATCGGCTAAATACTGGGACAATGCAGCTGCAATGCTTTTGTCGTGAACGTGTCCTGTTTGGTCTGTCGTTTCCCAAAAACCTACCTCGTTAATTTTCATATTTTAAAATTTTAAAAAAAAGCTTGAGCAGAACCCAAGCCTTTTCACTTAACAAAAACCCAAAATAACTACATTAATATTATTGTTTGACCAGTCGGCTCGCCTGTAAAATTGCAAAGCTTTCCGTTCCATTCAAATCTTACTTCTTTTTCTCGCCCTTGGTAAGCTGCTGCCAATGTTCTTATTTGGCGCTGGACAAGTTCTATGCATTCAAATTTACCCTTTCCTTTGTTTGACCAAGGTGACCATTGTCCGTCCCTTAGTCGGTATCTAATCTCTAGGGAATAGTCAGGCTTTGAAATCGGGTAACCTTTAGCCATCCTTACGTCTAATTACTACCTCCAAACCAATCTCTTCACAAATCTTGCGCAAATTAAAAAGGCTTATTGACTCCAAGCCATTCTCAACATGGTTAATTGGTGCATGACTCAATCCAATTTTCTTGCACAAATCCAGCTGGTTGTAGCCAGCTTGCTTTCTTGCTTTCTTAATTAGTAACCCTTCGTAAATGCTCATTGTGTAAATCTTTACGCAAATATAAGATTGCGATTTGATTCCAAGTTAAAACCTAGATTTTTGTTTAAAAAGGTAATAGCTGATAAATGCCCATTTGTATAAACTCCTCGCCTTTTTTGACCAAGCACTTGCGCACGTTTAACTCAAATACGTTTTTATCGTCAAAGCCGTACTTTTTTTGTGCAATGTCCATCAATAACTTAACTGGGTTGTCGAGGTCACTTGCCTTGTTGCTAAAGCCAAAGAAAAACTCAACCCTAAGCATTTGACTTATGTCTACTTTTGATGCTGGCATACGCAAAAGCATTGCCTTTTCGTAATCTTTGTAGGCTGGCGTTTTAAATCTTTTGCCTTGCCAAGCTAAATTCACGCTTAAAGGCTTTTCGTTTATTTTAAACTCAATCATTTGCAGCGTTCATAAATCCAAGACCAAGCCAATGTCCACAAAGCGAGCAGCACAATAAAAAGCAGTAGGCTAGAAATCTTTAGCAGCAAAAGTAGACAGATGCCTACCAATGCCACAAAGATTGCGTACAAATCATTTTTTTTCATTTAAAAAGGTAAGTTATCATTTTCGACAATGCGCTTCTCTGTCGGCTTGTTTGCTACCTGTACAGGCTTCCAGTCGTCTACCTCCAAATAATGCGTTGCTTTGCCTTCAACTTTTTCTTGCTTTTCCTTCATTACTAAATTGACCCACTCGGTATCGTTGGCGTTTAGGTATGCCAATAACTTTTCAAGGTCACTTCTGCTTTGGCTAATCTTTGTCATTGTGCCAAATTTTGTTTGGATAATCTTTGCGTTGCCGCCGTAAATCTTGCTCATAATTGTTTTGGTTATATTAATTTATCTAAATCCTTTTTTTCTCTAATTGCCTGTAAAATAAACAATTTCCAAATTTTATTCTTTGTCTTGGCGCCAACGCTTACCTCGTCTACGTATCTAACCGTCAAGCGTAACTCTTTGCGCACGTCATTCTCCATCTCTTCTACGTTAAAGTCCCATGGCTTTAAAATTCCTTTTTCTTGAAACTTATTAAACCAGTTCATGCCCCATTCTGCAATGTCTCGGCAAAATCCTGTCTCCTTTGCATACTGGTAATTATCCCGAAATATCTGCTTACCAACTTCAATCCAGTAGGCAATCTCTTCGTTGCTTGGCTCCTTTTCTTTGTTGTTTAAAGCTTGCACTTCCTGCACAATTTGACTTTGGTGGTGCGCATAATACTGATTTATCCAAACGCTTACGGTCTTTTCGTTTACGTGATAAAAATCGCCGTATTGTCCTCGCATTCCAGCGTGCAAGATGTAGTCAACTCTTGCCTCAGTCATCCAGCCGTATCTTCCAAATAATTTACTGAGGCATCCAAGTAACTCGCTTGCCTCTTCTTTTTTGTATTCTTTAAACTGCTTCAGTCCGCATACAAACTCCATCTTTCGGAGGTGCGTTAAAATTATTTCATTCATTGTTTAGGTGTTTTTGTTTTTGTAAATCCTCGTAAAGTTCGTCAAATACGTTTTTGCCTTTGCTTTCTTTTTTTGGTACTGGGTTGCCTCTTTTTACCCAATTAAAAAAATGCTCCTTGGCAAGCTTTTCGTTTTCTTTAAAATCAGCCTTTAAGATACATTCTTGCCTAAAGGTATTCAAATGGTTTTTAACTTCTGTTAAATCAGCTTTCCAGTTCATTGCTAATCCTTCAAGCCAAATGTTATTATTCCATAATTGACGAAAAATCGCATTATGTGAATCCTCATTTACTTTGATTTCTTTTTCTTTAATTTCTTTTACTTTACTTTCCTTTAATTGCATTGCATCCGCATTGCGTTCGCTATGCGTTCGCATTGCGTTCGCATCAATATCCCTATTCCAGCGTTTCTTGGCTGATTCTCTTGCTTTTTCTGAGCGCTCTTCCTTTAATTCCATACGCTTTAATAGGCTTTCAGACCAAAAATATTGGTCATCTAATTGGAATAAATCAAATTCATTAATAAGCTTTTTTATGCAATCCTCATGCGTTTGCAATGCGAATGCAATGCCTTTGTAATGCGTTCGCATCCGAAAGTCGCTTTCGTTTCTAAGCATCTCAATAATTGCCCAAAACAACCCATACCCCTCCCAACCCATTTCCATTCTTAGCTGGAGAATCTTTGGGTCATCTTTGGCATTTGAATCGTGGGAAAAATAATAAGCTTCTTTTTTCATATAAAATAAAAAACCCCAACAGGTGAGAGACTGTCGGGGCAGGTTAAGTTAACCTATGGAATCATTCTTGCCTCTCACCTCAGGAATGATTCGATACACAAATATAAATCTTTTCTATTTATCCAACTAAATCCCGACGTTTTAGTTCGGTATAAATTGTGCCATAACATCGATTAAGTTCAATTGCAATTATTTTAATTGGCTTGCGGTCTTGCCATCCTTCAAATATTAACTGCTTTTCCTCGTCAGTTACTCTGCGTCTTTTCATTGTCGTTTAAAATTTGTTCAATAGCTGATAAACAGTCGTGAAATAGATTGCCACCTTGGTCAATCGAATTGTGTAAGCGTTCAAACAAAGTCACAAACTCGTGAAACTGCTTAATTGTTGCCTCTCCGCCGTCGTAATTTTCCAAGAATCTAAACGCCTCGGTTGACTTACGTTTTAAAGCGTTAATCATGTTCTTATGCTTAGTTTTTAGGTCTACGTCAAATGCTTTGAGCATTGTTACGTCCTCGTAGTAATCGAGCATAATTTCTTGGAGCGCCAAGTATACCAAGTACTTTTGAGTTGCTCGGTGGTTGAGTTCGGTAATTATTTCCTCTCGTGTCATCGTTTTACAAAATACCGTGCAACCCTCTTGCCATTTTCTAGCGTAACCATGTCGGTTACCACGTTTAAACCTTTGTCTCTAAGGTCTGCAATCCTAGCGGCTAGTCTAAAGCATCCAAACTGGTTTAAAGCTTCTAGCTGGGTCAAGGAATAGCCATTCAATAGCCATCCCTTGATTAGTGCGTTTTGTGAGTCTGTGCTTGTCATTAGTTCAAATAATCTAAAATTAAAATACTTGCTTTAGTGTACTCCTCTTTAAATTCCTCCTCAGTAATTGCAATCAAATCTTGGCTAATTGTATTTTGATGCCAGCGATTAGCTGACCAGCTGATTTGCAAAATTGAAATCTCAGGATACAAAAGTAAAGACTTATCTAAATTAGACTTTACAAATAGATAGCTCCTATCATCTAAAATCATGTGATAATGACTATAA